TGTAGCAGTCGATATTATAAAATCAAATACTTTCTTTGCTACTTTAGGCGATATGTTTAGAATGTTATTTAGTGGAGTAACAGAAAAGATTGCTAAAATTGGAAAGGCTATAGGATCAGTAGGGTCTTTCTTTGCAAAAATAGGATCATTACTTTCATTCGTGTTTAAACCTATAGGAGCATTATTAAGAGCAGTTCAAGTATTTGCAAGATTTACTTTCCTTGCACCACTAATTACACTATTTGATTTTATAAAAGGCGCATTTACTGGATTTGTAGATGCCGAAGGTGGAATATTTCAGAAATTATTAGGTGCTCTTGAAGGCGGCGTTTTAGGTATTATAAAGGGAATCACAGCAGGTTTAGATGTTTTAATATTTGGTTTACCAGCATTCTTTCTTGAAAAATTAGGATTTGATAAATTAGCAGAAAAATTTAGAGGGTTCTCTATCACAGCACTTGTAGATGATCTGTGGTCCAATATTAAAGGTCTATTTAGTAAACTTAACTTTGACGAGATTACTACTAGACTTGCAAACTTTAAAGACGAAATGTTAATAAAGCTTTCAAAAATAAGTTTTTCATTACCAGATATTACAATTCCAATACCTAAATTTTTAGGTGGTGGAGACTTTAGACTTTTAAAAGGCTTCACGGTTGGTGTTTCTGAAGCTGGCGCCAGAGAAGCGCAAAGAAGAATTGATCAAAGAAATGCAGCACTTATACAAAGTCGTAATACCGCTGAACAAGAATCTAGTGCTAGATTAAATAATGCACAAACACAATTATCAAATACTATTGATAGTAGAAATATTAGTGCAGTTCAACAGAACAATGCAATTGACGCTCGGTCAACACAGAATAATACAACTGTGCTTAACCAAGCGCCTATGCCATCATCTTCTGATGGTTTTGATAGGATGGCTCCTATCTAGTCTTCATTTACAAGATTTGCAAAGTGTGCCATAATGTCATCATCTTCTGCGGAAGGTGATGCTGAAGTCATCTCTGCAGTTTCCATTTGAACAGGCTCTGCTGTTCTCATTGCTGGTGCTGGCTGTGGTTCACCCAAAGATTCTTCTTGCTTCATTGTTGGTGCTCCAACAGAAGCTTGCTCTCCAAGAACAGCCATAAGTTTAGCTTGTAGTTCATCATATGTTTTATAATTCTTCGGATCTGTATATTCACGCAGATCATGAAGTTGATTATAAATTTCTTCAAGATAAGTATCGTCTGAAGATAGTTCACTCTGAGCTGCAAACTCTGACTTATCATAATTACGATACCCTTCTACATCACGAATTTTCAATTTAAAGTTAGCACCACTCCAAAAATCAAATGGATTGATAGGATCTTCATCCTGAAATTCTGGTTGCATAGCATCCATCAATTTATCAAAGATTTTCTTTCCATACTGGAATAAGAATACCTTGCCTTCATTAGCTGGATTGCCTGGATCTGAAATAACTAGAATGTTTGAAACATGATGTAAGCGCCGTTTTTGTTTACGAGCAACTTCTTTATCTGATTCAATACCAGAGTTCCATAGTTTACTATTTAATTCGCCTACTGGATCGTTTTGTCCAATAGAAGTAAGAGAACGTTCAATGTACCAACGACCTGTTGGGCCTTTAAAACCATGATCCCAATAACGGTTCCATGGAAGTTCTGATCCTTCAGATGCTGGGAGAAAGCGGATAACTGCATAACCATTATTAGATTTATCTACAGTTGGTTTCCAAATTCGATCATCAGTGTATTTATTACCGGACTGATTTGTATTAGTAGCTTCTGCTGCTTTTACAAGTTGATCGATTGCGTTACGATTACGTTTTAGATTTGCGAATGACATATTTTGTTTTCCTTATACTGAAATATATTTTTGTATGTACTGTAATATTATACAACATTTTGACTTTGTTGTACAGAGTATTTATTCAAAAAGAAGCTCATTTTGCCTTGGTAAAAAATTTAATTTCATTGCTTCAGCTTCAATCTTCTCTTTGATTAGTGGTGATATATACTTTTTAACATCCTCTGGATCTATATTGGTAATATCACATGCTTCAACTACGGCATCAATGTACCCTAGTTTTTTTGATAAAACCTGTTCTTCGATAAGTTTTGTAAACTTAGCACGGTTCATAAAGTTTGTTTTTTCTTCGGTCATCTATCTAGTGCCCTTAATATGATAGTGTCTTTGTTAATCCTTCCATTTGCTTTTCCGGACTTAGTAGTAAGTTTACCCCACTCTTTATTAATTTGATTAGGGGTCTTTTTAAGAGCCAGCGGTAAAAACTCCTCTGGTTTTCTTAATCTGATATTACGTGATACATCTTCATCAATACCTTTGATAGTAGTACCACTTACTTCAAAGCCTTGGGCTAATCTACAAACTAATTCTGTAATTAACCTTGACTTTACATTAAACAAATATATTCTATTAGCACCAACAACATTAGTAGGATTAATAGAAACTAATTTATGCTCCTTTGATTCCTTAAGATAAGTTAATCTTGCAACTTGTTTGTCTGCAGTTTTAACTTTAGGAGTTCTTGTTTTTCTCTGTGCTTTCTTAGAAGCCATATAGCGTTCTGCATCAGAAACAATATCTTCTAAGAATTTCATATATGCCTTCTTTTCTTTAGCAGTCATATGTCTATATGCTTCTACTAAATCCTCTGGCTTCTTTGTAATTAATTCTTGCATCTCTTTAAGTTGCGGAAGATAAAACTCATAAACACCTTTAGCGGTATTATTAGGAGCATCTATCTTTTTTAACTCATCATAAACAGATAATCCAGATACTTCTGGAAATGCATCTATCTTTTCTTCTATGCCAGCAATAAAATCAGAAGTGCGTTCTTTTACAATATCTGCAATAGTACGCTTTGGTGTGTCATCGATTTCTTCTTCTTTTACTTCAGCTTTCTTTCTGCCTTTTTCTAAAATCTCTGCAATTCTTTTTTTAATTACTTCTTCACCTTTCCACTGTGAAGGAAAAGGGTTGCCTAGATTTTTCCAAGCAATGGTTGCAGATAGATATGGTAGTGCAGTAAAGGCCCATTCGGGCGCCTTTAATGCCATTTGAGCATCTGCTTTTTTTAGATTTTTACGAATATAATCTTTTATAACTTGACTTAATTCTTTCTTATCTACTTCCAAGCGGAGATAATCATTAAAGTGATTAAAGTTATTAGTAGGAGCCGCAGCAATACCTGTACGTGCTCTACGAGAATAAACTTTTTTGATCTTTGCTCTTTTAGCCATAACACGATTCTTTCTCTATGATAATATTATTATATCATAGTTAAAAGGCTTTGTAAACCTTTTTTTATTAAAATTCTTCGTTAAGTTTAATTAATTCTATCTCTCCATCACGATCACGTCGATGTTTTAGATAGCCATTGTGACACAGATATAACATAGTCTGTTCTATTAATTCGTCGTCACGTTCTTTCCGATTGTTACGCCCGATGGAGTAAGAACAGTAAAATACTCCAAAAATGCCTATTGCTAAAATGATAAGTGGGTCTATACCAAACATATTATTCCTTTACTGCTATTGATAAATCTTCTGTTACATAAACACCATCAGTAAATTTCATAGAAGCAAGTATTTCATTAAACATAAACGGTGATAATGCTATCACATCATATCTGCCACTTTTAGCATTATACTGTCTTATGTAAACATATTCGTCACTCATGATAACCTGAGCATCTTCTTGCTTATTATCATTATCTACTATAGTTATAATTGTATGATCAAACTCGTTTTCAATGCTAAACATTATCGGCGCATACTTGCAGCATCTACTGCAGCCTGTTTATTATCTTTCCGAATTGGCATCAAATTAGATTTATGAGTAACTACGATACCAGCAATTTCATCACCTGTATATTTTGCACTTTCTTTACGAGTACCGTTACTGCATATAGTATCTGAAGTTGAAGTTCTAGGGCTATTTTCACGATAGTTTGGAATTTCTGAACGATACTCAGATTTTTTACCAGTAACACCCATACGCTTTAGAAACTCATCGTGTTCCTGAAGTGTATTTTTCCAACCAGGTTTCTTATTTACTTTACGCTTCTTAGTATTTAAAGAAGACATTCCACGTACTAAATGCATAGTCATTTGGTTAACTCCTTTTATAGTATTTATCTACAAGAAAAGCTAATTACACGATCCACACGAAAAGAACGCCAAGCTTCAACCTCTGTATCCCACACAGGAATAACCTCTTCGTTAATAGACCGAACTTTCTTTTGAGAAAGAGGATCTTCTTTCTTAGCATCTGGAATAATATCTGGTTGAAGAGTACATATCATATCACGTTCTTCACCATTTGTTTTCTTAAAAATTACACGGCACTCTGATTGCTGTAATCGAGTCATCATATAATCACGTGTCATTTCTTCAGTCATCTTTTTTCCTTCTTTTCAATTCTTCCATAATATCAGGATTTTCAATTAAGAGTTTAATAATCGGTTCCCAGTTTTTAATTATTTCTTCGACATACATTAAACGGCGATCAATAAAATTAATTTGGTATTCAGACATCTAACATATCCAAATAACAGTAACCAAACTTAGCACGAGATGCGTGAGATTCTAAGTCAAGTTTACAGTTTTCCATTCTCCGAAGAACTGCTTCGGTTGGTCGACCATTACGATCTACTTTAACTGACCACATTTTACTCTCCTTTATAGTGGCTATCAAAGGTTCCATATAACCTTAGTTTTACATTTTTAATATGATTACACGGCACTCTAGGTTTCTTTTTACAAGAACAACTAAAACCATTAGAATGCATTTTTACCGTACCTTTAGCATATGCCCATTCTGTGCCGACTAACCAGTGCTTTTCAGTTTCAATACCGAGTGTTGGAAATACAGTCATAATATACTTTCCGATTCTTTACATAATATATAATAACTCATATAGAGCCAAAAGTAAACAATTAATTAACTGTTTTCATATTTTTTTCTTGCATCTAAAAATGCAGGAAGATAATCATGAGTATTAACTTTAAAGACCTGAGGTTCTGCATCATCTACTGTAATAATAATAACACCCTGTTTAATAGGAATTCCAGTTCTTTCATAGAAAGCTGCAGCATAGAATGCCGCTTGGATAAAATAGTTTGTAATCCATTCTTTCTTCTTTGTTCGACGAGATGTCTTAAAATCTACAATAGATAACTGTCCATCAAACTCAGCAATGCAATCAACTTGCCCTGCTGTCTTTAATAGATCACTATATAAAAATTCTTCTTGAAACCAAATGTTATCTAATCTTTCATCTATAATACTTTTAATATGATTAAAAGCAAATAGATTGTGAGGCATTACATTTTCTTTCCACTCAGGAACATTATCAATATAATCTTCTGCTAATTTGTGTACAGCTGTTCCTCTAGTAGCAGCTCGCCGAGATATTTTGTTGGCTTCTTCTTCACCAACCTTCTTTCTCCATGCTAAGAGACCATCTTTATTTAAGGCACCTAAAACTGTTGTAATAGAAGGATATGCTTTGCCTTCAGGTGTAAAGTATTTACGACCAGCTTCAGTGGTCTTTCTTTCTATTTTAGGCAGAATTATACCGTGATCAACATGATTAAACAATGTGTTCCTCTCGGTCATTTTCCCAGATGTTTATACAATTATAAAGACCTGAGGCTAAAGTTTTATCATACTCTAGCATTTCTTCCCATTGTTCAATAACTTCATCAAGTTGTTCACGTGATAATTCTTCCGGACCTTCTACACCAAAGTGATTTTGAATTAACTCTAAGGCCCATTCGGTTACCTGGTTCTCAATCCAATCGGACATCTTATGTGCTTTATATATTTTAAATTTATCCATCTATTAAGGTACTCCACTTTTTAAGTTTTTCTTTTTTAGCAGAGCTTCTAGCATAGATATGTTTCCAATCTAATACATTATGCTCACACATTAAATCAATCATGCAATAAACATCACCAACTTCTTCAAGAAGTTTATTTCTTTGATCATCTTCTATTTCCGAAAACTGTTCATATTTACGAATAATCTTACTACATCTCTGAGTAAGTTCCCCGCATTCTTCTGCAGTAATAACCATTAACTGCTGAAGTTTATTAATTGGATTATTTTTCATAATAAAACTCCTTT